GAATTTGCGGAAGTATTTAATGGAAATCCTTGTGTTGATGTTGCATTTCCATTTGTTGTATATGTTGCAGTTGTAAATGCGTTATAACCAGATGAAGTTACAGATCCTGCGCCTACTTGTAATAAAGGGATAGATGTACCACTTGTACTAACTCCATTTAACATCACAGTAATACGCTTAACTCCACTAGGAATACCAGTAAAAGTTATTGCCGTTCCCGAAGTGGATGCCTGAGCAGTGCCAAGGTTAGGTATGCCAACCGTATTAGCGTTTGAACCATCAAGGACGATAGCCATAGTAACCCCTTAAGCGTTAGCAGTAATAGCAGACTGAACCGGTGCAATTGCAGCGACAAGTTGTGCGGTTGTTGTAGATGCAGTAATCGCAGATCTAGCCGTTGTGAGTGCGGTAGTCCAATCAGAGTCTGCCATCACGTTTGACATTCCAATCCCTGCTTTGTTTGCTCTATGTTGTACTTCAGCATAAGCCATTGCGTTCAACTGATTTGTAGCTTCTGTTTTAGCTTTGGTCATGTCAACTGTTACAGTTGTTCCGCTTAGTGTCCATGCGTTAAAGAATAAAGCATCATCGCCTTGGGGTAGTGTTGAATCATCAACGATTACCGCACCGGCAGGAGCATCTTTAACTAAGACGGTTTGAATTGGTAGTTCGCCAGTAGGGACGCAGACCGAGACACCATTGTTTGTGTTTGTATATACTATTACTTGTGACATTTTTTATTCCTTTTAATTTCCAAAGACCGCAAAAGTTACAGAAGGTGGGTCGTAAACAGTTGAACCGCTTCCGAATTTAACCAAAATACGAGTTTGAGTTGTAGAGTACAACACGTTAGAACCGTTATCTTGGTAGCCCACAGAAATATTCGCAGCGTTTCCAGCAGCGTTTTGGTTTGTAGACCCGAGCCAAGCATAATTTGAATCTGCAAAGGCAGTTGTGTAATTTATTGTGTAATCACCAGTACCGTTTCTTGTAATACTGCTGACGTTATAAGAAGATCTCGTAGACATTACAGAGCCTGTGTAATAAAAATTACCCCAAGCCAACGCATTAGTCGTAACTCCGTTTGATTGTACTTTTATTAATCCTGAACCATCGGCAGTCTGTGTTATTCCTGTTCCAGATACGGCATTTATAATATTCATTTTGTTTTATCCTTATCAACTAAATACTGAAACAGAAACAGTTGTTGCATCAAAAACACCAAATGATGTATTGTAAGTTGCTACAGTTATAGAACTTGTCGTATAAGTTGAAACTCGAATAACAGCACCACTATCAAGTGCGGCTACCGCACTATAATTAGCATTAGGCATTGCATTTGTAAAATTAACTGTGTAATTTCCTGTTGAATTTCTAGTAACTGAACTAACATTAAAATAACCATTACGAGTTCCACTTGCACCGGCAAAATTTACCCAAGCCTTGCAAAGCGTACCAATTTGCGTACCCGACCCATCATTAAACTGAGGAGCAACTCCAGTCGTACTTGACTGAACTACATCCATTAAACCTGATCCATAACTCATAATTAATTTCCTCTACAAAATTACCCAACGACTACCGCTAGGAATTGTTATTGTTGCGCCAGAATTGATTGTGATCGGGCCAGTACTGCTTGCGCTATATCCTGTTGGTATTGTATAAGAAGTAGTTACAGTTTGACCATTTTCAACAAATACTGTGTCCGATCCCCCACCAGTACCAGATCCTCCACCTTGTGCCCATCTGATACCGTTCCAAGTCTCTACGTTAAAAATAGTGGAGTTGTATCCCATCTGACCAAGTGCCGGACTGGTTGGTCTTGTAGACGTTGTCCAGTTACTCAGTAATATGCCATTTGCCCCGATTGTTGTTCCTGCCATGTTCGTTCCTTATGGGGTTGTTGCACTATATACAGATCCAAGAGTCTTCCAGTTTCCGTACTGATCCAAGGAAGCTATCGGAGTGCCTTGGAAATAGAAAAATAGCTTACTGTTAGATTCCGATATAGTGTAATCAGAAAATGAAAAAGATTGGGGCGCATCTGTCTGAACATCCCAAATCAGATTCATATTCACATCATAGACTTGCTGACGGTAAGAGCCTGAACCGTAAGCCTGGCAACTTCCAATTCCATCAAGAACAATAGGATTGGTGTTGAGAGTTGTTAAAGTATCATCCTGATAGGTGTTTTTGAATGTTGTTGTGCCTGGGATGTAGTAATAGACAAATCCCCCCGCCAATGGGCCACCATTGGAATTAAAGAATTGTTGCCTACCGTTTGGGATTATTCCACTCATATATCAATCCTTTTTGTTCTCTCTGAGGTTCAGTATGCTAGGACGTTTAGCATTTTTTTGCATGTTCTTTTCTGTTTCAGTCGCTGCTTTATTTAAAGCATTTTGAAGCGAACTTTCACGAAAAGACGTACCCAAATTTTTACCAACATAACCACCGGCAGCAGCAACATAAGGATTTCCACCGCTAATTACGCCTCCAACTGTAGTGCCTACTGCTGCGCCAATCTTCGGTGCATGACTTGCAAGCATTTCAATTCGTTGCGCTTGAGCTGCTCCTCCTTCATACCCATGAATCCCAGGCATGATGTGACCACCAACATTTAAAACATGATAGTTTCTAACTTCACTAGGACTAAATGTTTCAGCAATCTTTTCTCCAACGACTGAGTTAAGCATTTTGTTTACATCGTTTTGATTCCAAACTCCTGCCCTTCCCCCTCCTGCATTATATACTTCACGAGCTAAAGCACCATCTATTTCAGCAAGTGCAGACTTGGCAGATTTGCGTAAACTCTCAGGCACTGGAGGTAGACCTTCAGGTGCACCTCTAACTATACCTTTGGACAAATCTTCCAATGTTCCTCTAACATGCCTCCATTGATCTTTGCGTAAATTGTTTAATTTACTAGGTATCTTTTCGTTTGGAGTTGTTGACTTAACAATACCATTTTGATCAGTTTCACCAAATAACTTTTTAAGACCTTCAGCTTCATAAATGTGTTGTTCGGCTTGATGGATTCTGTCACCAAGTTTATATAACTTTGGATCTGCAACTTCGGCAATATCACGATCAATAGCTGAATTAATGTCTGAAATTGTGCTTGCTTTCTCATGTGTCCATGAGGCATTTATACGTTTTCTAACTGCGTCAAAGGCAGAAACAGATCCAGGAGGATATACATTCCCAAATTTATCAGCAAATCCTACTTCTTTTGCAAGTTTAATAAGTTCGGCAGCGCCTTGAGCAACTTCAGTAGTTCCATGTAATTTTAAAGAAGCGTTCCATTGTGGATTTTTTAGCAAAGTATCAACATGATTTGTTTCAATTGGAGTATCTCCAATCTTATCTTTTGCATCTTTAAAGATTGTCTGTTTAGCCTCTTGTAAAAATCCTTTAAGGCTTGTAGGTTCTTCCGCACCAATTTCATGTTTTCCGTAAAAAACATCATTGATTTTCATGCCTCTTTGTTCGTCATTGGTAAGACTAGGAGATGCCCCAGTAGCTTCGATCCGCTTTTGAGCAAAATCAGACAAAGCATTTTGTTCTTCAGCAATTTGTTGCCTTAACAATTCACCTTTTGGTGTTCGATCTGGGTTTTTAGCCTCTTGATGCTCGTTTCTTAAAGTATTTTCGTTTCCAGTAATTACACCTTCACGAACTCTACCGTTAGGATTAATCGTACTTGCCACTTCAGATCTAATATTTTGCTCACGAACTGAAGCATCTTTAGGAGATTTTGAAAGTTTGTAAGCAGGGAATAATTCTCTATTAGCCTTTTCTTCGCCTGTAATTTCACCGGCAAATGGATTGTTTTGTGCTTTTGCTGCGCCTGTTGATCCTGCCATTACCTCGCTAGGTTGGGCAATTTCAGTTTTCATTGGAGGAGTTGTAACCTCTTTAAACTCTTGGGCTAACTTAGCACCTTGATTTAATGCTGCACCTCCAACTTTACCCATTGCTTGACCTACAGGCTTACCGGCTGCTAAAGTCAAAGAATTAATGTAACTTTGAACGTCCCCAGTTGGAATTCCTGTCTTCTCGGATATATACTGCGCTCCTTTATTAATATTCTCACCAATAAAGTTTAAAGCATTTTGAGACAATTCATTTTTATAAGCAGGAGTTTCGGTAACTCCAAAAGTCTTACCAAAAGGTTTTTCAAGAGCACCAGTAACTTTAGCCGATGTTGCTTGTGCTTGTTGATCGTTTTGTTGCAACGCTCTAGCTACGTTGTATGTTATTGGCCCAGCAATTCCAGGCAAAATATTACCAACTGTCACATCTGCCAATGATGAAAGACCAATACCTAAGTCTTTTAAGGCATTGATTCTGTTTTGATACATCTTTTCCCCTGCGTTCATCTGTCTTGCAGGAGCTTGAACGACTGGCGCAGTCTGAGTTACTTGAGGGGCTTGTTGGACAACTGGAGCTACAGATTTAGCTTGACTTGGTGTTTCTCCTACATCTTCTAAGAAACTGGCAAAGTCTGAGGGAGTTGATTTGGTTTGTGCAGACGGTTGATAAATGGCTTTAGTTCCATTCTCATGCTGAACAATTCCGGCAGATATTTGATGACGAATCACCGGATTACTTAAATCAATCTTTTGATTTGGATCAAGTCCTGCAACTTTTGCAACGTGAGCAATATAAGAGTTTGTGTCGTTCTCATTAGGAGGCGCCCATTTAGAGATTACATCCGCTAAAGTGCTTACACCTTTTTTTCCGTAACTTGCTAAGTTCTTATCAAGTGCTGCAAGTCCTTCCTCTGGAGTTTTGTACTGTGCCAACTTTCCACCAGGCATGAGTGCGCCTGGATTGTTATTCCTGATCGGTGCAGGAACATTTTTAGATTGAGGCTTTTCAGTCTCAACGTCATCAAGAAAATCAGCAAATGATCCCATTACAAACCGCCTGTGTTAACTAATTTTTGAATAACTTCGTGCTTGTCTTTGAATTCTTTTAATAGTTCTTTCTTTTTCTCAGCAGACATTCCAGGAGTTATACCGGCTAATTCATCACGTTTTTGCTTTTTCTGCTCATCCGTCATTGTCTTATCTTCGTGATGATTCATCATTTCAAATAATTTACTGTCTGCGTTATCGCCCCAAATCTTCTTAAATGTGTCCATGTTATTTGCGCCATAACGCTTAATAAACTTGGTTGCTGCGTCCGTTTGAAGATCAAGATTCTTCATGTCTGATTTTGCTCGTCTTCCAATGTTTAAGAGCACATCTGGATCATAGACTTCACTTCCGTTTGCATGAGCCTGTAAAGCCTGTCCTGCAACCGTATCCATTGAACCACCGGCAGCTTTTAGATTGGATATCTGCATATTTGCAATGTCTTTTGACAATTGCTGATACTTTGGATCTGCAACCATGCTACTTGCGTATCTAATTCCTTTATTTGCAAGATTGACTGCACCACCAACTACAGGCAAATCACCGCCTGGAATCCGCATTGTTTCCTCTTTGACCTTTTCAACTTGTTTGAGCATTTCATCCAAGTTTCTACGGTCTGTGACAAGGTTTTTCTTTCTGTCAATCAATCCACTGACGTATTGACCGCCTTCTTGAGTCTTTGTGTCCTCATTTGGCAATGGTGCGTAATTAGTTCCAGGTTGACGAACAGGGAACATCAATTGAGATGCCACTGGGTCTTGAGTTTGTGGAGGTGCGCTAGGAAACTGTCCAGGAGGTGTACCAGATGCGCCAGGAGCTAAGTTAGTCTGCGGTTGTGCTTGATTAGGATTTGCGTACTGTACAGGCTTAAATGTGCCAGTAATAGGGTCGTAAATAGATGCCGGTTGACCGTTTGCGCCTGGTTGTAAAGTGCCAAGAAGTTTATTTAGCTGATCCGCATTGGATATTGTTGCAAAATGCTCTTGTTTGATAAAGTTGTGATAAGCCTCTTGATCTTTCTTTTTGTCTCCAGTTGGAGTAGGGGCCATTCTTAAATGTAAAAGAGCCTCGTCTGGAGTTAATGCTCCTTGAGCAATCAACGCTGCCATTTCTTTTGCATGCTCGTCTGGAGTTACAACACCACCTTTATCAATTTTTTCAACCAATCCACCCAAACGCTGACCAGAAATAGTGTTCTTTTGAACCAGATTTCCTAGTTTTTTGTTGATATTTTCTTGTTGAGTTCCTTGTTGACCAAGTAAAGATGTAATTGTTGGTGCTAAATTAGTCGCTGCCTCTGGAGACTTGGAAAGCATACTAATAACACCAGGGATATTTACATTTCCGTTTTCGTCCGTGTTTTGTTGGATAGCTTTGGAAGATGCTTTATTTAACGCAATCTCTTGTTGAAGTTGCTGAAGTTGAAGATCGCCTTGTTGAACCGCAATATTGTTCTTTTGCAAGTTCATAAGATTATTCACAAACCCACCGAAATCGGGTATGGTTTGTTTTGTAGGGATTATTGATGGATCTATTGGCATATTTTTATCCTTTACCCTAATGCTAAAACTGCATCTGAAACACCGCCTGTAGCAGCAGCTCCACCAGTACCGCTAAATAAATTAGTTATTGCAGAGTTCAATCCTGATTTAGCACCAAGAGAATAAATTCCTGCTCCTCCCAATCCTAATTGCATCAAACTATTTAAAGAATTAGATTGAGCGTTTCCTGCTGCAACTTGTCCTGCTGCGGTTGCATTTGCTCCACCCATTAGGGCATTCCCTACGGATGAAGCATTGGCTGCACCAAGTCCACCAAGACCGGCAGCAGCGTTTTGCCCCATTCCTACCGTATTCATGTAATTATTCAAATATTGTTGATAATTACTTTGAGCCAATCCGGTTGTGTATTGTTGCAACCCTTTTTGTTGCGCCCCAGATAAATTCTGACCAGTCGCAGATTGTTGATTCTGTAACTGTTGAAGTCCTTGATTTAAAGTAAATTGATAGCCAGGAGTATTAGCCAAAGTAGACTGAATCCCTTGACTTCCTTGTGGGCCAAGACCTAAAAGGCTCATAAGTTGAGGCATCGCTGCCGTACCAAGACCCATATAAGGAGCTAAATTCTGCTGAGTTTGCTGAAACTGTGAGTTTTGCAAATCCGCTGCATATTTAGCTGCTGCAGCTTGAGTATTCGCAGCATCAGTTGCAGCTTTGGCTTGTTGATTTGCCCCTGTTAAATCACGAACTGCATTTGCAATAAAAGACATTATTCTCTCCCCATCATTACCATAGACCGATCTACACCATCTCTACGGTAAGCCTTGCTAATCCTACCCTCCTCGACAAATCCGCACCGCAGTGCTAATTTTAACGCAGAGGTGTTCCATTCACCAATAGTTCCGAGGAACTTTCTTGCTCCTTTTTGCCTCATTTTCTCAAGACAATCTAAAAAGAAAGAATCCACTTCTTTTGCCCCCTTCAACATACAAATGTGAACCTCGTACATTGTCGGAGTTGCGGGTCTAAACATCACAAAACCATGCGTATTTGTGTAGTAAATCTCGCTCTCTTGATACCCAAAATTCTCTTTTTTAATCCCATCAACCTTAACCCACTTCCAAACTCTATCGTCCCGCATGACGGATTCAATAAAGTCTTTTATAAAATGATCCATTTACTTCCTGTTGGGATTGTCACCGTAGCCCCTGAATTGATCGTAACTGGCCCACCAGAAACGCAACTCGAACCCACTGGAATTGCGTAGCTAGAAGTTACCGTTTGAGAGTTAACCACAAACGGAGTCGTTGCCTGTACCACCGGCACAGTCTGATTGAATTGAAAAGACTGACCTGGGAAAGCCATTAGTATTGACCTCCAAAAGCCATAATATTCAAATCTGCGCTTGTCGTGCCTACTTGTTCAGAGATATACAATTGATAAGTTGGAGGTAAAACCAAGTTGTTAAACGTCACTGTTGTCGTAAAAGCCTGGACTGTCGTGCTCGGAGTGATCGCAGATACTGGGATTTCAGCGTACAAGAATGAAGTTGTGCCGTTATAAATCCAAATATCTACAATATTAGCTACTGTCGTACCCTTGGCAGTGACCGTAATTGCGTCTACTTTTGTTCCGTTGGTAGAGGTTGCAGTCAATTGAACCAAGCCAGTTGTGCCGGTAATGTTAGCCCTGGAAGTAATCGCAGTAGCCGAGGTTAGCGTTGCAATACCAACAATAGGGGTTAATGGAAAAATTGGTGAAGTATTAGAAGCCATTTATAGGAAACCTCCGAAATTTTGTTGTAATGTTACATTTAAAGCAGGAGGAGATGATCCACCACTTCCGGCATTTATCCAAGTGGGAACACCGCTAGAACCGCCTGAACTCAAGACTTGTCCTGAAGTACCATATTGTCCATTAAGT